AACACTGACAAGAATTGGTGTAGCTTCACGAAAAGAAAAGAAACTTTACCAAAGTTGTCATATTTTACATAAACAAGGTAGATACTATATCGTACATTTTAAGGAGTTATTTGCCCTTGATGGTAAACACGCTAACCTTACTTCTAACGACGTTCAGCGTCGGAATCGTATTGCTCGTCTTCTTGCTGATTGGGGTCTCATTGATGTAGTGAAACCAGATTCAGTAACTGACATTGCTCCACTCAACCAAATTAAAGTTCTTGCTTATAAGGACAAGGGTGATTGGATACTGGAGCAGAAGTATAATATTGGGAAGAAGGGTAAAACCCAAGAAACACAGGAAACCGAATAAAAATGTAGGGGATTCAACATCCCCTTTTTTTATGGTCTATGCTATAAATAAGTATGGATGCCGAAAGGATCCACAACACACTCGCTTAATAAGGAGCTACTATTATGGGTAACCTACAAAGGTACACAGCCTCAGATCTTCCTGCATTATTGGACAGGATTTCAAAAAACAGTATTGGAATGCATGATTATCTTGATCGTGTATTTGATTTCCAAGAACAATCCAATTATCCCCCTTATAATTTGGTACAATTAAATAATCATGAATCGAAACTCGAAATCGCACTCGCGGGGTTCAAAAAGAATGAAGTCAAAGTATATACCGAATTTGGAAAGTTATATGTCGAAGGCAAAAAGGAAGAATCAGAAAATGTTGGAGAATTTGTCCATAAAGGATTGGCCCAACGTTCCTTCCAACGTGTTTGGACGATCACCGACGATACAGAGGTTGGATCCGTCATCTTTGATGATGGACTTCTAGTTGTAGATTTAAATAAAATAGTTCCAGAACATCATACTCGAAAAGACTATCTCTAAATAGAATTGAGTTCGAGATGGATAAGACCTCTTTACAGGGGTCTTTTTTATTGTTATAATTACTATACATAAAATTTATTATGAATAATTATAATCTCCATAATTTATTTTCAGTTCCTTTAATGAAATTTGATTATGGTGAAATAAGTAATGATGAAAATAAAATATTTGATCACTATTTAAATGATTTAGTTCCTACATGTTCTTATAACAGATTTATAAGTAAAGAAAATTATATTTTGGATAATAATGATTTACCAAAGTTAAAAAAATTTATTGAAAGTGCAATTAATGATTATGTTGAAAATGTTTTAGTAGGTGGTGAATTGGAGAATGATTTATCATTTAAGATAACTCAATCTTGGTTGAATTTATCAAAACCAGATTCTGGTGGACATTATAAACATACTCATTCAAATAGTTTAATATCAGGAGTTTTTTATATAAAAACAGATCCAAATTTAGATAGTATTCTATTTACTAATGATTATCTTTTTTCTAATATGATTAATTTACAAGATCGTATTAAAAAATTTAATAATTTTAATTCAAATAGATGGAGAGTTCCAGTGAGCACTGGAAATTTATTTTTATTCCCATCAAATTTGCCTCACGAGGTTGATGCTGTAGGAGGAAAAGAAAATAGGATATCATTATCTTTTAATTGTTTTCCTTTTGGTGTTCTAGGATCAAAAAGTGAGTTAACTGAGTTGCGAATACTTCAAGATAAACAAAATGGTTCGAGATGGATCAAATGGCTTCCTTGACGGAACTTATTTTTATTGCTATCATATATCCAAATGATTTTTTATTATGAGTGAAGAGTTCACTAGGATTGCTAATGCTTTAGAAAGAATTGCTGGAGCATTGGAGCACCTACATATTGAAAAGATAGATCATGCTCATATTGATGATATAGGTGAAATACATGGTGATGTAACAACCCATCCTAAGAATTTTTAATCATGCCACAACAAACACTTAAGTTTACTATCAGACAAGATGGTCACGTAACTGAAGAAGTCACAGGAACCACATCTCATGAGTGTGTAGAACTCACCAGAGAAATAGATAATAAACTTGGAGAATTAGAAACTCGTCAATTCAAACCCGAATTTTACTCTAACAATGTCGCACTTCAGCACAATCAGGACCAAAATCAAGAACAAACCACAACTAATTGAAGCTTTAGAACTTTTACAGTATGATGTTAAGCAAGATCAGGAATTAATTAATCCTCTTGATCACCAACATGAAAAGGTAAAGGTTGATGTTTCTATAGGTGATGATATTGGATTTCGTTTAAATGAAATTACAGGTGTATATGAATTGGTAGCAGACATACAAACTTGGAAAGAACCAGTCCCACCAGCAAGATTTCTTGACAAAGTTACACAACAGTATGCTAGAATGACAGTTCATAATACTATTGAAGAAATGGGATTTCAAGTTGCGGAGGAGTGGGAGATGGATGATAACTCCATAGAATTAACAGTTACACGTTGGATTTAAATTATGACAATTAAATTATGTCTCCTAAAATCAGGAGAAGATATTATAACCGATATCACTGAAATGAGAATTGGTGATGATGAACCAAATAGTAAAGTTGTTGGATACTTTTTTGATAAACCATGTGTTGTCAAAATGAGGAATCCTCAATCACAAGCATCTGATGGTAATACACAAAAGGCAGGATTTGAGGTTTCACTTTTTCCTTGGATGCCTTTATCATCAGAAACAAGAATTCCTGTCACTGCTGATTGGTTAATTACAATGGTAGAACCAACAGCAAAATTAAAAGAAATGTACATTGAGGATGTCGTAAATGGATCAAACAGTAAAAATTCTGTATCTAACAACAAATCAGATTCTAGTAACTGAACTTGTTGAGGTTGCTGCTATTGATATAGGAGCACCTGATTGTAAAATGGTCAATCCTTTTATTTTAAAAGATGATCAATCTCTAGAACCTTGGTTGCTGAATGTAACTAAGGATGATATATTCATGATAAGTTCTGATAAGATACTAACTCTTGCAGACCCCACACCCACCCTACTTGAAAAATATCTAGATCTTACTAAATGAAATTCTATACCAACGTCCAACTAATCGGAAACCAGTTCTTGGTCCGTGGAGTTGAGAATGGTAGAAGGTATGAACATCGTGATGAGTTTTTCCCTACTCTATTTGTTAAGTCGAAGAAGAAAACAAAATATAAAACATTGAATGGAGAAGCAGTTGAAGAAATTCATCCAGGCACTGTTCGGGATTGTCGTGAGTTCTATAAGAAGTATCAAGATATTGAAAACTTTGAGATCTATGGCAACGATAGATATATCTATCAATATATTTCAGAGAAATACCCAGAGGATGAGATCAAGTTTGACATCAGTAAGATTAAACTTGTTAGTTTGGATATTGAGGTTGCGTCTGAACATGGTTTCCCAGATGTTGAATCTTGCGCTGAAGAGATCTTGGCAATCTCAATACAGGATTATACAACTAAACAGATTGTTACTTGGGGCAGCAAACCCTTTCGTAATGATAGGAATGATGTAACATATCATCATTGCCCAACAGAGCATCAACTTTTATCATCATTTATTAATTACTGGATGGAAGATGTTCCTGATGTGATTACTGGTTGGAACATTCAACTTTATGATATTCCATATATTGCTAGACGCATTCAACGTATTCTAGGTGAGAAGTTGATGAAGAGACTTTCTCCTTGGGGACTTGTATCAGAGGGAGAAACATTTATCAAAGGTCGTAGACATATAACATTTGATGTTGGTGGTGTTACTCAGTTAGATTATCTTGATCTGTATAAGAAGTTTACTTATAAGGCACAAGAGTCTTATAGGTTGGATTATATTGCACAGGTAGAACTAGGACAAAAGAAATTAGACCACTCTGAGTTTGATACTTTTAAGGACTTCTACACAAAAGGTTGGCAGAAGTATATTGAGTATAATATAATTGACGTAGAACTGGTTGACCGTCTTGAGGGTAAGATGAAGCTTATTGAGCTTGCTCTTACTATGGCATATGAAGCCAAGGTTAATTATAATGATGTGTTCTATCAAGTAAGAATGTGGGACACTATCATCTACAACTATCTGAAGAGGAGAAACATTGTTATTCCTCCCAAGAATAGGTCAGCAAAGAATGAAAAGTATGCAGGAGCTTATGTCAAGGAACCGATTCCAGGAAAGTATGATTGGGTGGTTAGTTTTGACCTCAACAGTCTGTACCCTCATCTTATTATGCAATATAATATTTCCCCAGAAACCCTCATTGAAACACGGCATCCATCCGTTACAGTTGATAGACTCCTCTCGGAGCAAGAGGTAATTAATGGTGAGTATGCTGTGTGTGCAAATGGAGCACAGTATCGAAAGGATGTGCGTGGATTCTTACCAGAGTTGATGGATAAGATGTATGGTGATAGAGTGGTGTTTAAGAAGAAGATGCTTGAGGCAAAACAAGAGTATGAAAACAATCCGTCCAATGCACTTACCAAAGAGATTGCTAGGTGTAACAATATCCAGATGGCAAAGAAGATCGCCCTTAATAGTGCTTATGGTGCTATCGGCAATCAGTACTTTAGGTATTACAAACTTGCTAATGCAGAAGCCATTACTTTGTCTGGCCAAGTATCCATACGTTGGATAGAGAATAAAATGAATGCAAAGGTCAATAAGATCTTAAAAACAGAAGGTGTTGATTATGTTATTGCTTCGGATACTGATTCCATCTACCTTAATCTTGGTCCTTTGGTTGACCGTGTATACGAGGGAAGAGAGAAAACTAATGAAGGCGTTGTTGGGTTCCTTAACAAGGTGTGTGAAACTGAATTTGAACCTTTTATTGAGGGTTCTTATGAAGCGTTGGCCAACTATGTAAATGCCTATGATCAGAAGATGCAGATGAAGAGGGAGAACATCGCAGAACGTGGCATCTGGACTGCCAAGAAAAGATATATTCTGAATGTATGGGATAGTGAAGGTGTAAGATATGAAGAACCCAAACTAAAGATGATGGGTATTGAAGCAGTTAAATCTTCTACACCTGCACCTTGTCGCACGATGATTAAGGACGCACTTAAGATAATGATGAATGGAACAGAAGATGAAGTTATTGATTTTATTGAGAAGTCTCGTAAGGAGTTTAGAAAACTTCCACCAGAGGATATATCATTTCCTCGATCAGCATCTGATGTAGAAAAATACAAAGCACATTCTACAATATATGCAAAAGGAACTCCCATACATATACGTGGTGCATTATTATACAACCACTATGTCAAAAAACATAAGTTGGATAATAAGTACTCTCTCATTCAGAATGGTGAAAAGGTCAAGTTCTGTTATCTAAAAAAACCAAATGTTATTCATGAGAATATTATTTCCTTTATTCAGGATTTCCCTCATGAAATTGGTCTTGACAGATATATTGATTACGACCTACAATTTAACAAAGCGTTCTTGGAACCACTCAAAATCATTCTTGATGCGATTGGTTGGAATGTAGAAAAAACCGTAACCCTAGAAGACTTTTTTACTTAAATGGATTTACCTATTAACGACAAAGAACTTGCCACAATAATTAAAGCATTGACTTTAGGTGGTGATACTTCGTTATACCAGAAACTTAAATTAGTTAAGGAGACAAGAGATGAAAATCCTGGTGGTCCTTATAAGAAAATTCTTAGGGAGTCTCATGGAATGGTGATTTAATGGCAGCACTTGTTATTGCTCTACCCGAAGAAGCAGAAGGGATACAGGGGTATCCCATTTATTTGAGTGGGTGTGGTAAAGTAAATGCCACGATTGCTACAATGAAAGCAATTAATGATGGGCATAAATTTATTATTAATTTTGGTTCTGCTGGAACTGTAAGTGATATTACTGGACTTGTAGAAGTGACTGGATATGTTGATAGAGATATGGATGCAAGAGCACTAAGTTGTGAGCTTGGACAAACACCCTTTGAAGATGGTATAATGATAGGTGAAAGTGGTATAGTTTGTGGTAGTGGTGACAAATTTGCAACCAGTAAACCAGAAATCTCTTGTGATATTGTAGATATGGAAGCATATGCTATTGCCAAAACTTGCCTTAAAGAAGAAGTTGCTTTCAGAAGTTGGAAGTATATTTCTGATTCTGTTGATGAAAATTCAGCATCTGATTGGGAAGAAAATGTCCATAAGGGAAATAAACTTTTCCAAACAGTGCTTTATCGTGGAGGATTATGTTAAAGTGGCCAACTATCATTTTTATGGTAGTAATACATATACTTGCAGGAGTTGCATTGTTTCCTCAGTTTTGGAGTTGGGGTGCAGTAGCAACTCTTCTTATTCTCTATTGGGTAACAGCATGTCTTGGTGTAACTCTAGGGTATCATAGATTATTATCGCATAGATCATTTAAAGTTCCACAATGGTTGGCAAGATTCTTTGCTACATGTGGAGCATTAAGTGCAGAGTATGGACCTATTACTTGGTCGGGAATACATCGTCAACATCATAAGTATTCTGATACAGATCCAGATCCACATGATATGAACAAAGGATTTTGGTGGAGTCATATAGGATGGATGTTCTATGATGTTCCTGCTGAAAAGAATGTTCGTAAATATACAGCAGACCTAAGACAAGATCCTTATTTTAGATGGTTGGATAAGTGGTTCCTACTCCTACAAATCCCTTTAGGTCTTACTCTTTATCTTATAGGTGGTTGGTCTTTAGTATTATGGGGTATACCACTTAGGTTGGCTGTGGTATATCATGTAACATGGTTAGTCAATTCTGCAACACATACATGGGGAGAAAGACCATATGATACAGAAGATAATTCACGAAACAATAAGTGGGTAGCAGCATTAACCTTTGGTGAGGGTTGGCATAATAATCACCATGCATATCCAAGTTCTGCTAAACAAGGTTTACAACGTGGACAGATTGACTTAACGTGGTATCATATAGTAGTATTAAAGAAACTTGGTCTTGCCACTAACGTTCGTATATTTTAAACATGGATTTTTTAAAAGATATTGTAAAGGAGATAGGGAATGAGTACACCCAACTCGCATCCGATATTGACGAAACTGAAACATATGTGGATACAGGTTCGTACATCTTTAACGGATTGGTTTCAGGTAGCATATTTGGTGGTGTATCTAGCAACAAGATTACTGCTATTGCTGGTGAAAGTAGCACAGGAAAAACTTTCTTCTCCCTCGCAGTTGTCAAGAATTTTCTGGAGTCTAACCCTGACGGTTACTGTCTTTATTTCGATACTGAAGCTGCTGTCAATAAGGGATTACTTGAGTCTAGAGGAATTGATCTCCAAAGGCTCGTTGTTGTCAATGTGGTGACAATAGAAGAGTTTAGAGCTAAGGCACTTAAGGCAGTTGATAAATATATGAAAATGCCCATAGAGGATCGCAAACCGTGTATGTTTGTGTCCCTCT